AGGGTGTCACCTATCACCAACTAGCACACCAGGAACGAAGACATTCAGCTACGTGCTCAAGAAAGACTCTCGTATAGAAGGTCCATGGAAAGACTCAGACCCAATACCAGAAGAGATGCCATGGCAACTCAAAGAGGTAAAAGAACTACGACCATGGCAACAACAGATCGTAGACTCAATGATGGCTCAAAACGACCCAAAGACGGCTGACAAACGCACCGTCAACATCCTATACAGTCCAGATGGGAACATAGGAGGTACCACACTCAAGCAATGGATGAGGTATAAACGCATCGCCGTTGTGGTTCCCCCCTTCCTGGATCCACAAGATATGGCGGCAATGACGCTCGGAACGGATCCATCGCTCGGCTACTTCGTCGACATGCCTCGTAACATGCCTAAGTCTAGGCTAGCCGGATTCTGGAACGGAATAGAAAGTCTAAAAGACGGATACTGCTACGACAAGAGGTACAAGTTCAGGGACCGACAACAAGGATCGCCCTGCATCTGGATAAAGACTAACGAATACCCCGATCTCAAACTACTATCACAAGATCGATGGATCATATGGACTTTAGATAACTCAACAGGTCTATTGAATAAGAACACCCCCCCTCCCCCCTCCCCCCTTGGGGAGGGGGGTGCACGAGACCCAGGGGGCGAGATAAGCCAGGTTAAGCGTCCTTCCACTTGAGCAAATACTCCATCTCCATTACAGGCTGTGTACCCAAAGCAGACGCACCAGAACTTGTAACGAAGAGAGCGTAAATAGCGTTCTTCTGAATATCAGTAGGATCATTAGCATTACCATCGTTAAACTGAACAGTACTGTTCAGACGCATGAACTTACGCAATACACGAACATCAGGCGCATCAGTAGCGCCACCATCTACACGCATAGTGAAACGACGATCCATTAGAATCTTGAACCGAGATGGCACGAAATTAGGATTCAACGGGGACATATACGCATTACCCGTTGCAGAATCCGCAAATAGCAACGCAATAAGGTTAGCAGCCGTCAACGTACTAAGATTGACGCCATTGTTAGCCTTGTCGTAGAATATGAGAACACGACAGATAGACGAACTAACGAAGCCGGCAACAGGTGCCTGCAAGAAATACCGAAGATTAACCTCTAGACGTGACAGACGAATCTGATTACCAGCTCGATTATCACGACTAGTACCCTTGACAGTGTTAGTAAGACCAACAACGAACGGAGTGCCAAAGGCAAATAGGGTAGTAGTAGATGGCCCGGTAAATCCCTGACGCCACTTACTCTCCTCAGTACGCGATATCATACGACGTACTGTACCAACACGCGCCACACGGCGCATCTTAGAGCGCTTGTATCCACCCTTACGGGTAAACCGTCGTTTACGAGTAGGATATCGGCGCTTAGGCATAGTGAAACTGTCCCTGTTAGTAGAGACACTGGGCAGTTTTTCTGTGGCGGGACGTGCGTCCCTGTAATACTACACAGAAAAACACTTATACTATATCTCTTTACTGCAAAGACGGAGCAATCGGAGCATCCGGAGCATGAGCCAAGCGCTAATGACATGGGACTTCACATGTTTCAACGACGGAGCATGTGGAGCAGACGTCGCAAAAGCACTACCAGAGATAGGGAAGAAGTGGGTATTCCAGCTGGAGAATACGAAAACGGGGTCAAAACACTTCCAAGGTCGGATATCACTCCACAAGAAGAAGCGATTAGGAGAGCTCAAAAAGCTATTAGAGGAGACACCACTCAAAGGGTGTCACCTATCACCAACTAGCACACCAGGAACGAAGACATTCAGCTACGTGCTCAAGAAAGACTCTCGTATAGAAGGTCCATGGAAAGACTCAGACCCAATACCAGAAGAGATGCCATGGCAACTCAAAGAGGTAAAAGAACTACGACCATGGCAACAACAGATCGTAGACTCAATGATGGCTCAAAACGACCCAAAGACGGCTGACAAACGCACCGTCAACATCCTATACAGTCCAGATGGGAACATAGGAGGTACCACACTCAAGCAATGGATGAGGTATAAACGCATCGCCGTTGTGGTTCCCCCCTTCCTGGATCCACAAGATATGGCGGCAATGACGCTCGGAACGGATCCATCGCTCGGCTACTTCGTCGACATGCCTCGTAACATGCCTAAGTCTAGGCTAGCCGGATTCTGGAACGGAATAGAAAGTCTAAAAGACGGATACTGCTACGACAAGAGGTACAAGTTCAGGGACCGACAACAAGGATCGCCCTGCATCTGGATAAAGACTAACGAATACCCCGATCTCAAACTACTATCACAAGATCGATGGATCATATGGACTTTAGATAACTCAACAGGTCTATTGAATAAGAACACCCCCCCTCCCCCCTCCCCCC